ATCATGATATTGTTACCTTACTAAAGTTTTTAACCTTGTCAAATTTCATAACCCTATCAAATTTATCAAGCAGAACATCACCTTTATGAGAGATGATAAAGACGTTAGTATCGTCTTGAACTCCTCGGATAATTCTAAGGAACTCATCAGTACCACCAACATCTAGAGATGAATCAAAAACTTCATCTAAGATAAGAAGATTTGTATTTGCAGAGTTCTTAAGTTTAGCAATAGCTCTCCAAGTAAACATAAGAGCAAGGTCAATTCTCATCTTCTCTCCCTCACTAAAAGAACTATATGTAAAATCATCTCTGTGTCTAGATTTGATACTCTCATTGAATTCTTCATCCAATGTAAAGTTTACATAGAAGTCAAGTTCTTGAAGATACTTATTAATCAACTGATTCATTACAGGAAGATACTTCCTAATGATCATTGATTTGATACCACCATCTTTGAGTAAAGAAGAAATTACATCATAATTTCTTTTAGTTTCTTTTACTTCACCAATAGATTTTTGAACTGATAAACCTTGATTGCCGATAGCAACCAGTTTTTCTTTTTCACCATCAATATCAAGATTGTCATTTCTCAACTCTTCAATCTCATTCTTAATATCTGAGATAATTTTTTGAGTTGTCTTGATAGTCTGTAGTTTTGATTTAACAGACCAGTTAATATCTGATACTTCCCTATTCATATCAGTTTGTTTCTTGATTAACTTATCTGCTTTCTCTAATTGTTTTTTATATTTTTCTACAATTTTAGTTGACTCGTTAATAATTTTAGAAGCTTGATCAATATGTTTAGTTTTAACTTCTGCAGTTAATGACTGTGTACATTTTGGACAGACATCATTTTCCTCAAAGAAATTTTGTTCTTTCTTTGTTCTACTGATTAAATTTACATTTGTAGTAATTTCTTTTTCTAATTTTTTAACTTGTTTATCAACACCATCAAATTTAGATAACTCAGTCATCATTTGATTCACAAGAGAATTTGAAAATTCAATCTCACCATCTAGTGTTTTAATACCTTCTTCAAGTTCTACAATCTTATCTTCCTTCTGAGATATTGTTTTCCTTGCTGTTTTTTCCAGAGACTTAATGTGATTACTTTGCATTTCTGCTTTCTCTTTTAGAAAAGCAATATCAGTCTCATAATTTTTAAGTTCTTCTGTAGAAGATTTTACTTTATCTTTTAGGATAACATTCATCGTAGAGAAGATACGAATGTCTAGAAGATCCTCAATGATCTCTCTACGTGATGCAGCAGGCAACTGCATAAAGGGAACAAATGTAGAAGATCCAAGTACAACAATCTGAGTGAATGATTTGTAATTAAGTTTTAACACATACTGTTCAAACCATTTCTGCTGATCTACTGCAGATGATTGTTGATCTAGTAAAACTCCATTCTTATAAATTTCAAAAATACCGGGTTTCATTCCACGACGAACTAACCACTCTGTAGTACCAATTTGAAATACAACTTCTACTACACAATCCTTTTCATTAATACTATTAATGAGTTGACTCTTATTTACCTTACGAAAAGATTTATTGAACAAAGCAAATACAATTGCTTCAATGATGGTACTCTTACCAGCACCATTCTGTCCCACGATCAACGTCGTGTTTGTAGAATCTAGAGAGATTGTTATAGGATTGTTTCCAGTGGCAAGGAAGTTTTTATAAGTTACACTCTTAAATAAAATCATGCGAATCAAATTTTGGTGGGATTACAAAGTCGTCTGGTGTTATTATAACGTAATTATACCCGAATTTCTCACAAGCCGCAACTACCTGTTCACCTTCGATTTCGGTTGCTTCAACAGAAGGGAAACCATCAGCTTCTAGGAGACCGATGTATCTTTCTGCATCGTCAGATTGTTCAAATAATTGAAGAACCTTATCTCCCTCTTTTGTGATTACTGCATATGCACCCTCGGAGTCAGCATCCGTCATCGTTAGAATGAACATTATTGTACCTCGCAGGCTTCGACATAAATTGATTTAATAATACTTTTGATACTATTTCTATCTAAATTTATATTCTCAGTTTCATCTATATATCTGTTTAATGTGGTGAGGGTATCTTCACCTTCAAAAGTTTCTTCACTGTCACCTAGATCTAGATTATCAGTTTCAATAACTTTGATATCATGAACTCCAATGTCATAAAGCTTTTCTAAAACTTTTTCAAACATGACATTATCTGTTCTTTCCTCTACAAATATTTTGATATATGTATCTTGGTATTCAGATGGATCAAATTTATTGTAGTCATTTGTTTTATCATTATAGTAAATTTTCTTAAAGATACTATAAGGATTTTTAATAAATCCTAATTTTTTAGTTTTAGGATCTAATAGATGAAATCCTCTTTCTGCCTTATAATCATTCCAGAACATTTCGTATGGATTTCCAAGATACTTAATGTTTCCACGTTCTGATTTGTGGTGGAAGTGTCCAGACAATACTTTATCAAATTTACTAAATGCATCTGCTTTAATACCACCTTCAAATACATGACCAGGGATTGCCTGGAATCCAGAGATTTCAAGGTGACCCATAACTATAGTTGAGTCAGTATTCTTTAGATGCTCAAAAGATGATTCGTGATTCTCAGAATTAATCCAAGGAAGCATTGTGATCTTTAAACCATCAACTACAATATCTTCTACTTCACTATAGATGTGAATATTATCATACTGTTCCAGAAGTAAATCAGGAGTATTGATTGTATTAGTATTCTTATAATATGCGGTGTGATTGCCCACAATCATGTGAACAGTGATACCCATACTAGCAAGTTTATCGTAATAATTTTTCTTGATACGATACCATGCACCAAGGTCAATACCTTTCCGGTTGTCGAAGGTATCCCCTAGATCAATAATAGTTTTTATCTTGTATTTTTCCAATGATGGAAAGAATACGTTTTCGTAAAATTTAATAAAATAGTCCCAGAAGATCTGGGAACTTTTACGACCATCTAGATGCTGGTCTGTAATCAGAGCAATTGTCATCGATTAACTTTAATTTCAAGGGACTCTTTAATACTGTTCATAGTAGATGAGTCATATCCCATCACCGAACTATCTGCAGAAAATACTTCATCAAAACCAGATTTCTCTAGGATTCTTGTTTTAATATCTAACTGTTTCTTTTCTCTCTGAATTCTACGTAGGAAAGCAAAATAAATTATCTGAGTAAAATAAGCAAAAGGGTTGGAAGATTTTTGTGGATCAAAGTTATCAATGTACTGAAGACAGTTTTCGATACCATCACAAATCATATCATCTTTGAACATATAGTTCACAAAGTTAGGACGATAAGATAAGTGAGTTGCAATTTTTAAAAAACATTCACCAATGTATTCTGGAACTCTTGGTTTTGGTTCACCGAGTTCTTTTGATTTGAGAACTTTATTTCGATAGACAGTAATCGCCTCTAGAAATTCTTTGTTATTTACATAGTGTTCTTTTTTCTTCATGGTACATATTTAAGCTATTAGCTTTTGTAATTGTTAGTACTATACCACATTATCAAAGACTTGACAAGTGGCTGAAATCTCTGTATAATAACTCTGCTAAGGTTCAGGGAACAGATTAGCTATCTTTAAAGATCTTCTCTAAGCTATTTCTTGCATCATCTACTTTTGTTTTAAATCCCATCTCTTCATCTAAAGGTAGTTGACTTGTATTATCCTCTTGATGTAGATATTTACGAAGTGTTCGGTTATATATTTTTGTTATTCTTTCATCTGCTTCATAGACAGTAATAGTCTTTTCTTTTTCAATAAAAATAATTTCTTCAGCAGAAAACTTTATCCATGGTCGTAGATCAACTTTAACCATTTCTCCTGCTGGTGTTTCTATAATTGTTTCATCAATGCTAAAGGGAGTTTCTACTACAAATCCATTCTCTTCCTCACACACCAATACACTACCAATTACTTCTTCACCACTAACTAACTTTATCATCCCGATAAACTCTGAATACATCATTCTTCCTTTCTCCTAAAATTGATTGGAATAATCTCATAATTAAAACTTTCTTGGGAATAAGTTTTTACTCTCTCTACCATGTGATTTAGAGTGTAATTTCTTCTTTCTCCTTTTGTAAAATCATCTGCAATATCATATAGTGTTGCTATTTCTTTTTGGTTACCTTTACGTAGAGCTCTTCCAATAGACTGCAAGTTCCTAATCCTTGATTTACTTGGACTAGCAAATATAATATTGTGTAATCTTTTAATGTTAATACCTGTGGAAAATGTTCCGTAAGAAGCAATGATTATGGCATCATTCTGAAGTTCAGTGATCTGTCTTACTTTTTCTCGGTCTTCGGTATCAACTCCTCCGTGAACAAAGAATACTTTTCTATGTTCCGATACACTGCTATTTATCATATCGTAAAGTACCTGACCGTGCTTCTCTACGTATGCAAATAGGATAAGTGTATTGCCTGACTGGTTTAATGCTAATCTTTCTATAAATTTGTTTCTCCGTTCCAGAGTACAAATATGATCCATCTCATCCTGATAAGAATCAAACAACAACTCTTGATGTTGTAATAGAAGGATATTAATTTTGAGAGCAGATAGATGTCCTTTATCAATCAGTTGTTTTGTTTTTACAACTTTATTGACTGGTCCAAATAATCCCTCAAGGACTAACTGGTTTGTACTAGAACCATCTAGTGTTCCTGTAAATCCAATTCGGTGTTTACAATTATGTAACTTAGTCATGATATTAATCAAAGACTTTGCTTTAAATAAATGTGCTTCATCTCCAATTACACAATCAAAAGTTTCAAAGTAACTCTTCGGCATCTTGTAGATAGATTGCCAAGTGGTTACGGTAACTTGTTTTGATGTATGTTTATCTTTACCAGCATATATTTTGTGACAGTTATCTGCAGATGACCAACCATAGGTATCAAAGTCACCACACATCTGTTCTACAAGAGATGTAGTTGGTACAACAATTAATACGTTGTCTCCTCTGTTGGTAAAAAATCTGGTAATAGAATAAATCATCAAAGATTTACCAGATGCCGTAGGAGATAATAATAATCTTCGGTTATATTTTAATGCTTGATAGATTGCATAATATTGATAGTCTCTTACCTTAAATGGAATATGTAAACTCTTTACAAAATCTACAACACCACTTTCAGATACTAAATCATTTGATTCTTGTGGTAATCCATAATATTCATTATCTTTATCTTCGTAACTATATCCTCTAGAGTCTAACCATTCAGTCAAGTAACTATACAAACCACAATATATTTTACCGTCTCCAGGACTAAAAAGCTTTATAGTTCCATCCCACAACCTTTTCTTGTATTGGGGCATAAACTTTGCGTTTGGAACCTCAAAAGTAAAATACTCCGAAAGTTCATATTTAATATGCGGTTCACACTCAACAGTTAAATATACTTCGTTCTTCTTCTGAATAGTAACATCAGTCATCAAATACTACCTTGCATAAATTTTTGCCAATCAATACTATTCTTGATTTGGAAACCTCTGTTGTTTAAACAATGAAGAACCTTGTCAAGAAAAAACATAATCTCTTCATAATAATTTATACGAGTTTGTAGAAGCTGTAATTCAGGATCGGAATCCATATACAGTCCTAGATCTTGTTTTAGTATTTTTAGATCAAAAGGTTTTTCTTGGTACACACTTGGTTCTGCTTTACCTGTGTAATACTCAAATTTATCTCTGAGTAGAGATTTATATTCATATTCTTTTTTTATTTTCAACAACCTTACATCAGACAAGTAGTTTAGATACTTGCTGTGTAGTTGTGGAATTTTGATTGATTCTTCGTCTAATAGATCTTGTTCAATTTTTGAGTCTTCAGCCCATTGGGATTTAATATC